TGCTGCTGTACGTGAACGGCCCCGGGGAAAAGTCCGCCAGGATCCTTCGTAAATGTCTGGAAGGCGGCGCGGATCTGGTTGCCGTTTATCCCGGGGAAAAAGAAACAGCCCCGGCTGGCGCGGAGCTGTTAGGTTCAATCCCTGACGGGCTGCTTTACCTGGTTAATAAGGCTTAAGGCTCGTAATATATTCGACCATAAGCTTGTATTCTTCCGGCATGTAGTGCTTAAGGATGCCGTTCCCTACGTACTTAGCTTCAAAGCAGTGAGCAAGGAATTCCGCCGTTCTGTTTGCCGGGTCTCGCATATAGCTCTTTTTGTGGCCCCAGCCCCATTTCGGGTCTAAGCTCATAATAGTGTCCTGCGTCTCCGCGATGGCTTCTATAACGTCCCAGCGGCTTACGCCTTTAGGGCCTATTTTCGCCCAGGTTGCGTCGCTCATGAAATAAAGGCGGTTATATAGTTTATCAAGCCGCCCCGTTACCTGCTCAAAGCGCGTAATTGCCTTTTTCCTGGTTCCCCACTCCGTCATGCCGGTCGTCTTGTTATATTTGGCGATCCTTTCCTCCGTATAGCCGACCGCTTCTTTCATGTGTGCGCGGGCTTTGCTCATCAAGGTGGCGACGGGGACCGAACTGGCCAGCTTCCGCTGGTCGTCTATGCCGTGGCCGAATTCGTGCGTAATAACGGCCCGCCGCCAGTACGCTGAACGCTCCCACCGGCCTTTGCTCCCGGTCTGCTGCTCGAGATATACGGTTTTCTGCCAGGGGGCGTAGTAGCATCCGCCGTCCCTCGTTTTGGGCGCTATTTGTAGCTTTATCGGGTTCTTTGGATCCACAAGGTCCCAGAATTCCTCCGGGGGTTGCGGGTCTCCTTCTTTGAACCATCCTTTTTCTGCAAGCTCCGCCGGCTTTGTGCTTTTCTTTGGCTCTTTCGCCTTCGCTTCCTCTGCAGCTGCAAGGTCCGCGGCGGCCTGGGCCTGCAAGGCCTTAAGCTGTTTAATACCGTCCATCCAGTTTACGGTCTCCTTCGTTTCGTACAGGCTCCCTTGCCGGTTGTACTGATCCGCAAGCTGCGAAAAGCCGCCGGCCCTCATCTTGTCTATTATCTGGGAAAGCTTGCGGCGTTCCACCATCCAGTCGACGTGGCGGTCGTCTCGTAGCTGCTGCAAGCGGTCAAGCTCCGCCCGGAGGCCCTTGCGGTCCCCGGCGTCTCGCAGGATCTTCGCCTGCGTGGTGTCAAGGTCGAAAGCTTTGGCCCAGCGGTCAAGACTTGCGATTTCGTGGTCGTATTCCGTTACCGGCTCTATTTTCTTGCTTTCCTGGACCTGCTTCGGAAGGCTGGAAATAGCTTTTACCAGGCCTTTTGTCGGGTCCCCGCCGACGTAGTTATCCGCTATAAAATAGGGCATTTGCTTCCCGGCCTTCAAGCGGTCCGCGTTATCGGCCACCCAGTCCGTGAAAGCTTTGGGCGGCTCTGTTACGGTGTTGCTGGGCTTCCAGGTGTCAAGCTTCCCGGCTGCAAGTGCGCGGATCCTGCTCCTAAAGTCGCCTTCTTTTATGAAAATAGGGACCATTCGGCAGCGGCATTGGGGATGCCAGCCGGTCCACTGGAAGCTCTTAGGGTATTCGCCGGCTAATTCGTCGCAAATATCGTGTAAAGCTACTTTCTTGCCCTTGTTGGTCGTCGTGTGGTTGTTGCTCAGCTCAATTTTGTAGCCGGTAATAAGGGGGTTATTTTGGTAGCTCTCCCACTCCGCCCGCCTGTAAGCTGCGTTTACCTCTGTACGGGCCAGGCGCAGCGCGTTCTGGTAGCTGGAACGGTATACGCCCCGGCCGGGGTGGTAGTTTTTGGCGGCTTTGGAAAGCTCCAGCGCCCCCGTCTCCTTATTCCGCACCCGGCGGAAAAGCTTGGAAGGGTTGCTTAGGTAGCCCCGGACGGAACGGCTTATTTCGTCCGCGCTCTTTCCCTGGAGGATGCCTTGCTGGATTATTTCCTCTATTTCCTGCTTCGCAAATAGGGAATTCCCCCAGACGCGGTCGGAAATGTTCAGGCCCCCGTGCTTCTGGGTATAGAAAGCGCCGGCGGAAACGCCGCGGCCGCGTAGATCCTCCCGGGCGCGGTCCGCTATGGCCCGGACGGCGTTCCTTCCGGCCTGGGTCCTTCCGAAAGCTGAATAACAGGCGTTTGTTACGCTGTCCTCGCCCTTCTGCCATGCCAGGGAAACGCTGCTTTCCAGGAGCCGGTCCGTTTTGGCCGCCAGCGCGTCCAGGCTCTTTATAAGCGCCTTCGTTTCCGGGCGGTTTGGCTCAAACGTGAACGGCTTGCCGGCTGCTATCGCGTTCCGTACCTGCGAAAGCCGCAGGACGCCCTGGTAGGTGCGCCCGTATAGGTCCGTAAGCCGGCGTTCGACCTTGCTTATAATTGCATACGTCTCCAACGTGTGCGCCGTGTATTGGGGTTTTTTAGCCATTTTGCGCTGCTGCCTGTAATTCTTCAATAACTATTTTTATATACCGGTCCAGGATCTCCTGGGCGTGGTTCGCGGGGCCTGTAAGGACGTCGTAGCCTTTGGACTCAACGTAAAGCGCGTAACCTTCGCCGGCTACAATTACGCCGACGATGCCTTCCGGGTATTGCTTCGCTACTTCCTCGACGGTCTCTTTTGCGGCCGCCTGTCCGTGGCTGCCGTCGCTGGTCCCGTTCCCGGCTGACATGTATTCCTCCGTAAAGGGCTGCCCGTCTATGTAAATGCCGTAACCGATGGAAGACCGCAGGTTGCTGGTCTGGTCCTGGTACGTGTTCAATTCCCGGGCTTCCGCTGCTATCTCGAGCAGGGTCATTCGGAAGGCTTCGGCTATGGCTTGCGGGGCGACCTCTGCAAGCCGCCCCAGCTTTGCCATAATCTCGTTTACGTTAAATTTCGGCTCTATATATCCCATAAGGCTTTGGAATTTGCCCGGAATGGCGGCTATTTTGCCGTTTCCGGGCGTTTTGTCGTTTGTCCGGGGACTTTATAGGGTGGGTTCCGTAATGTCCTGGAAAGCGCCCGTTTCTTCGTCCGCTTCTATTGCGTCGATTTCGGCGTCCGTGTCGTCCACCCAGCCCAGGCGCTCTACGGCGTTCCGCCTGGAAGCGATGGCCTTCTGGCCGGTGGCGGCCATAAGGATCTCCACTTTCTCCTTTTCGTCCTCCAACATGAACGGCTTTACGATCGGCTCTACGGTCAAGCTGTCGCAAGCGGCCCCGAATTCCTTGTTTCCGGCGTTCATCTGCTTCAGGAAGGCCTGAACTACGGAATAGCGCCTTTGCAAGTATTCCCCGAAAACTTCCATTTTGTCCTCGACCTTTAGGTGTGCGTCCATGAACATAAGGCGCAAGGCTACGCCGGAAACGTTCAAGCCCTTAACGCTTTCCCAGCTGATGTCCGGGGTCTGCGTTATCGTGTAAATAAGGCGCAGCAGGGTCTCTATTTCAAGCTTTACGCTATTGGGGGCCTGGTCCCACGTCATATAGTGGGCGTCCCCGTCCGGATCCATCTCAATAACGGCCCCGGCTTCGCCCTTCTTTGCAAAGCTTACTATATTGCCCTTCGTTACGATCTTGGGGCTGCTGTGGTAGTCGTTCGTTTCCGCGAAGTTGGAAAGTAGCTTTTCCAGCCGGTCGATAAGGCCCTGAACGTCCGCCCACTCTGTCTCTGGCTGCCGCCCGTAAATAACGGGAATTTTGCCCAGGGAGTTCTTTTTGGGGAAGCCCTCTATAAGCTTCCAGCCGTCGTTCTGGTTCAGCCACCTGTACGTGGCTTCCGCCGTGTACGTCTCGAAATACTTACGTTCTACGCCGTTCGCGTCCTTGATGCTGAATTCGCGGGAAAAGGCCACCAGATCCCCCGTGGCGTCAAAGTACGGATAAAGGGTGTCCCCCTTAAGCGGGGAAAAAATAAGGGTTCGCAGCTTGAAGTTCGCTTCAAAGCCGTAAAGGTTGTTTTTCGGGGCCGGTACGGTATACCAAAGTTCCGCGGCTTCCGTGGCGCTGAATATCTGCCGGGCGATCTTGCGGTTCAGCGTCTGGCTCTTTGTCTGCTTTAAGGCTTTCTTCAAGGCCTGGAGGACGGCCTTTTCCTGCTCTCCTTCCGGTTCCGCGTCAAGCAGTACGGGGTTCCCGAAAAGGAAGGCGACGGCCCTCTTTACGATAAGCTTCTGCAAGGCTACGGCTACGCGGGCGACTTTCTCCCTGCGCCAGGTGGTTCCGTCCTGGGCGGTCTCTGTCACTTTGATGGTCCGGTCCGGGTCCCTTGTATCTTCGTCGCCGGCGACCTGGTTCGGGTCTGCCGGGTCCGTCTTGACCCAGCGGTCCTTCCGCTTAATAGGGTCCATAACGTCGTGGCCCTCCGGTTCAAGCTGGCGGGCGTAAAGCTCCGCGTTCGGGACCGCGTCCAGGCGGCCCTTCTTAAGCTCGTTAATGAGCGCTTCCTGGTTGTCTCCCTTGAACAGATCCGCAAGGGTCACCGGCTGCTCCTGGTTGGTTGTGCTTCTTTCTTCTGGCATGGTGCGTGGTGTTTATTGTTTAACTTCAAAGGTTCGCTTTAATGGAATACGCCGACGGCGCTGATGCGGCCGGAGTCCTTCCTGAATTCGACCGTTCCCGTCAAAGCATCCGGGGCGTCGTCGTGGGCGTTCTTTCCTATCTTGGAAAAGTGCGTTATAGCTTCGTAGAATTTCGGCCACAAGTGTTCCCAGCCTTCCGGGAAAAATGTAAGGTTCTGGACCTCGTTGCTGTTGTGGAAAATTCTTTCATTCTTGTTTTTGTCCTGGAAAAACCAGCGGAAGGCCGTTTTTCGGTTTACAAAGACGGTCCGGCATATT